TCAGTGCAGAAGCATCGTCAGTTCATAGGCCACAAGGCCGGAAACCAGCGCCGCAATCACAGCCCACCAAAGTTTGTTTCCAAATGTTCCTGGGGCTTTTTCCAGCGCGGTCAGGCGGTCGTCCTGCTTTTTGTTTTGAGCCGTTACAATTTCAAGGCTCTTGTTTGTGTTTTCGAGTTGCTGGATGGTCAACTTGATATTGGTGTTCATGCCGTTTACTGCATCGGTCAGCTTCCCCAGCTCGTCCAGCCGGTGGGTGTTGCTCTGTGCACGGTTTTCGACCGCTGTCAGGCGATGTTCCAGTTCCTCGTCAGTCATTACGCTTGTCCTCCCCCGCCTTACCGAAACGGGCCACAGTAGTGGTTTCTGTGGATTTCTTCGCCATGTAATCTTCAAGTTTTTTCTTGGTAAAGTCGAACACGAGCTGCACGATCCAATCCAGCGTCCGCTCATTGATTGCCCAGTCCAGCCAGTCCGGGGTGTACCCGCGCAGTACGGCAATGACATGGGCTTTCTTTTCTGCGCCTGCGCCACTACCGAACTTTTCCTCTGCGTTGACGATCCACTTGTACACAGTCTTTGCGACCACAAGGCCGTAACCCAGACGTACCGCCGCCAGCGCCGTGACCACAAGGCCGACCGCCATGAAGATGCAGGCCAGCCATTCAGGGAATGCCATCAGAAAAACTTTCAGAATGTTCTCCATTTTGTTTTCCTCCTACTCTTAACCCACCCAACGGCTCTTTACCGCACGGGTGTCGATGTGTACCCAGCCAGCAGGACGACCAGTTTTTACCGGGTAACGTCCGATGCCGCCGGTGTTTTTCAGCAGCGTTTCGGCGTAGGTCGCGAGCGTTTCCACGTCCACGCCCTGAATCCGAATATCTGCCGCCATACCGTAGCAATGCTGACTGTACGTTGCGCCCTTGACCGCCTTGTTATGGGCGGCAGTGCGATATGCGCTGGTGATCGTAACAGCCTTTCCAAAGTGATTCCGGATGTTCTGCAACAGTTTCACCAACACATCATCAATAAAGATGGGGTCAGTCCCATCCTTGCAGCGAAACTCTTTCACGGCAAAGTTTGCGGACAGTTTCTTGTTACCATCCTTTGCCAGTGAATAGGCTTTAATCGCCATTGTCGTTTTCTCCTTTCTGGCTCAATGCCATTTTGCAGCCGCTCGACCCACACTCAGCCACCAGCACGCCGAACTCGGCCCGTTCGGTGGTGGTGTTCTCGCCCTTGGCTTCCAGCCTGTCCAGCAGGCTTTCGCACAGATCAGGCCACGTCATAGTCGTCACCGGTGATGCGCTTGTAGTCCTCGGCGGTGATCTCGCCCTTGTTTACGCGCTCGGCCAGAACTTTCTTCACGCCAACGCGGCGGGATGCGGGCATCTCAGCCCAAGTCTTAGTGCCTGCAATCAGACGGTTTGCCCAGATAATGTTCATGGCGATACCTCCTTATTCTTTGTTTAGCGCTGCGTCCAGCTCACACAGCGCGGTTTCGATGTCGGTCAAACGTTTCTCGTTGGCCGCGTCCTGTTCGCACATTGCGTCCTCGACCTCGGCCACGCGGTCAGGCAGGCGGTCTTTCTCGGCCTGCTCCTTGGCCTTGGCTTCCTTCTCCTGCCGGGTGGGCAAATCGTGTTTCTTCCACTGAATCATGGTGCTTTCCCTCCTTACTGGAACGCGCCGGTGACGGCTTCGATGTAGCCGCCGGTGCCGGATGCACCACGGCTGACGGAAATGCGGAAGTTGAACGCCGCACCATTGGTGGCGGTGCTGTTGCTGAACACAATGTTCGTGCCCTTCTGCACCTCGGTCGTGACATCCTGCCAGACCGGGGACGGGTCGTTGGCGTTGTTGGTCACTTCTGCCTTAAACACGGCATCGTCCGGGATGCTGCCAGTCACCTGAAGGACAGCAACAGTGATGTCACCATCCACGGCCAGCGGGGTGGTCAGGGTCACACTTGCGCTGGTAACGCTCTTGGTGAACGTGGCGTTCAGGCTGGTGCTCTCCTTGCCATCGTTCGCGGTGATCTGAATGGTATGGGAGCCATTCAGGATGCGCTGGAAATTTTCTGCGGTACTGCCCTGCCCAAAGGTCAGCGCAGTACCGCTTGCAATGCCGGTGCGGGTGGCAGTGGTCTTGCCGTCCAGTTTTTCGGTAACGGTCAGGGTGTCACCGTCTGCATCGGTGACGGTATACGCGAAGTTGAAGGGTGCGTTCTGCTTCCCCAGATTCGTGGAACTGGCGTTGATGGCCGGTGCAGTGTTCGTGCTGACCGTGCCGTCGTCAGAGACCACGAGTGTAGAGGGAAGTACGAAAGCGGGGCGAACACCGTAGGTGTTGTTGTAGTACCAGTTGCCGTAGGAACCATCAGACTTGACGCTCCAGACGCCGTGGCTGAGGTCGGTGCGCGGAGAGCGCAGCCACCATACGGCAGCGCTGCTGCCGTTGTAGGCAACGCGCTTGCTTGCGCTGTCGAAGTAAGACAGTTTTGCACCCTCGGTGTTCATGTAGCTTACGCCGCTGAAACCGACTTCCGTGCCAGACAGCAGGAACACCTTGCAGCTCAGTCCGTTAGAACCGCTCATCACATTGTTGTTCGAGTAATTGGTGTACGGAATTTTGACCTGTTTGATGGCATTGCGAATATCGGCATCGATCAGGCTGATGAACGTACCATTCAGGTACGCGGTCATGTCGGAGTTCAGGTAGTCGTTGTTGGAACCGTCCCACTTCATCGTGGTATAGATGTCCTTCATTACCACCCAAACGCCGTTGCAGCTTGCATCATAGGCGCTGCTGGGCAAGCCCTGATGCACGATGATGAAATCTTTGGCCGCGCCGTTGACCTTGATCTTGACGATGCTGCCAACGGCCTTTGTGCTCAGTTTTACGTTTGCCATTGTTACCTCCTTATAAAATCAGGCCCACGGCAAAACGCCAATGGGTCTTGTGTTCTGCGAGACAGCGGCGGTCAAGGCTTTGTGCTGCTTCTTGTAGATGCAGCGGCATTGCCGGGCGCGTCGCCTGTCTCGTGCGAGTTTATTCGAGTTGATTTTTCGGTGGATGGAAATTGTGCAGTTGAGCAATTTTTCCAGACGGTCGGCGTACTGGCGGCGCAGGGCGTAGGTATCGCCGTGTGCAGCATGGGCATCCCATGCAAGGAAGCTACAAAGGATTTCTTCCTTTGTTACCTCACCCGCCGGGTATGCCTTTTCCCAATGCCTGATTTTGGCTTTCATCCGTTTGGCGCTGTCCCGACGCAGCTTTTGGACGACCGCGCCGGTTTCAGTCAGATACGAATGGAACCCCAGAAAATCAATGCCGTTCCTCAGTGGGAAGATAGCCGTTTTCTGGTTCAGCTCCAAACCGTACTCGTCCATGAGCGCCCGCACATCCTTCAAGATGCACTGCAACTTCTGCTTGTCCGGGCAGATGATGTAAAAATCATCCATATACCGGCCATAGTATTTGATGCGGTACTTTTCTTTGATGATGTGGTCGAACTCATCCAAAAACATGAGGGCGAAAAGCTGGCTGGTCTGATAACCCAGCGGCAGACCATCTTCCATCACGTCGATGTAGATGCAAAGCAGCTCGTAGATACGCGGGTCAACGCCGCGCTTGTCCAGAACCACCTTGAGCTTTCGTTTCAGCTTTTGGTGATTGATGCTGGCGAAGAAGTGCCGGACATCGCCTTTCAGCACCCAGCCGTCTGCGCCGCGCCCACTCCGGCGGTAGTAGTCCACCATGTGGGTTTTCAGGCGCATCAGGCCGTCGTCCGTGCCTTTGTCCTTCTGGCTGGCAAAGCTGTCCCGGATGAAGCTCTTGGTCAGGACTTCATACAGGATGTTATCTACCAGCGCGTGCAGCACCACTTTGTCCACGAATGCCGGTGCGTGTACAACGCGCTTCTTCGGCTCATAAACATAGAACACTTCAAAGCGGCTCGGCGTGTAGCATATCTGCTGCCGAATGTCCCCGCCCGGCTGCCGTACACTGCGGACGGCCAGTTTGCGGGACAGCTTTTCGGTACAGGCCAAAGCGCTGGCCTCATACTGGATCGTTTTGCTCTTACTGCGCTTTCCTTTTCGGGCTTCGAGGTACGCATTATAAAGCGTCTCGAAGCTGCACAGTTCTTCGTATGTCAAACTTGACCCTCCGCTGGTTCGCTGTTGCGGTAGTGGGCTGCATCCCCGCAGGGATGGCCCGCCTCAGCGGGATGTATTTATCACTTGCCTGCATCGGCAAGTGACGGGATACGGTTTCCTTTGGCTGTTGCACTGCTTTCGGCAAATGCCTACTCGTCTCGCAGATCAGCCGGAGCGGGGCGAACACCGTAGGTGTTGTTGTAGTTCCAGTTGTCGTTGGAACCATCAGACTTGACGTTCCAGACGTTGTTGCTGTTGTTGGTGTTCGGAGAGCGCAGCCACCATTCGGCAGCGTCAGAATATAAACCGTACCCCTATTGCAAAACAGTTTCCTGTTATGCCGTTTTCTGCTCCTGCTGGGCAAAGACGGCCCGAAGTGCTTTGACAAGCATTTCAAGCCGTTTCTTCTCTGCTTCCTGCCGGAGATTTTCTGCCCGGCCACGTTCAGACTTGAGCCACTTCATGGCCGGGTATTTTACATCCGTGATCTTCTTTGTCCAGATACCGGCTTTCTTGGTGCTGATGATACCATCCTCCGTGCAGAGGGTCAGGTATTCCAGCAGCAGAGAGCAGCCGTCCACGACCTCGCCGATCTTTTCAATCCGCTTGTCGTACTCCGTGGCAAAGTTCACGTTGTTGGCCGCATGGGCATCCAGCAGAATCTTCTTAGCCGTTTCCCGGATGTCCCTGCCGTAGAGGTTGAAGGTGCTTTTCGTAAAGCCCTCTTTCTCCCTCACATCAAGGGCATGGACAGCGGTTGTGCAGACCTGCTTCATTTCGCGGATGTCCTCAAGCGCAGCGGCTTTCTGAAATACCTTCCGGGCATCGCTCCGGCTGATGTCGTCCGAAACGATGCGGGTCGCCCTCTGGGTATACCTCAGCAGTTCCCGCGCTTTATTGCCAACCAGAAACGGTTGTTCAGCCATATCAGAACTCCACCCTCGCCTGATCTGCGTTCCACACGCCGGTGACGGTCAGGCCGTCAAGGCTGCTGAACGTGGCGCTGAACGGGTTCTTGGTCACGTTCGTTCCGAACTTCAGCTCAATGGCCTTGATGCTGGCGTTCATAGCTGCCACACTGGCACGGATGTCGCCGTGGGCGTTGGCTGCTTCGTTATGGGCATCCATTGCCGCGCTGATGCGCTGGTCGGTCTCGGCCTTTTTGTAGCTGTCCACTTCCCACCGCTGGCTCTCGGTCAGGTGGCCGTTTGCATCCAGCGTGGCAATGCCGCCCGGAATGCCGATCTGGTCAGTGCGGACAACATCTTCATCCGGTGCCTTGCCGGGGCCTGCGTT